TAGTATTTCCATGTTTCTCATCTCGCAATGAGGTGACAGGCGCTAAGTTACGCGGATTGGAAAGATGGGAACAAAAAGAGTACTGGCAGAAGGGAGACACGGGAGGTTTGTTCGGTGTCCAGGCAGTGGGTAATCATGATGTGTGCATCATCACTGAAGGTGAATTTGATGCGATGGCAGCGTACGAAATGTACGGCTTTAAGTATGCATGTCTAAGTGTTGCTCATGGCGCACCGGCTGCAGTGGCTGATGTGACTAAGCATCTTGAATGGATTGAGTCTACATTTAAGCATGTCTATATCTGCATGGACAATGATGCACCTGGGGATAGTGCAGCGATCGCTTTGATGTCAATCATTAGTCCAGGTAAGGCAAGAAGAGTTGTCTTGCCAATGGACATTAAAGATGCTAACGAGATGCTTGAGAGGGGAATGCATCAAGAATTTAGGGAAGCAGTTGATGCTGCTAAAGGTGATGTCCCCAGCGGGTTCTGCGACACTAAAGAGTTAATGCAAGCAGCCAGTCAAAGAAGAGAGAACCCAGACTTTTACAGAGGGGTGTCTTACGGGTATGAGTTGTTGGACTTTTATACTGGTGGAGCAAATGAAGATGAGATAATGATATTTGCTGGTGATACAGGGACAGGTAAGACTGCTTTAGTTCGTCAACTTGCTTATAACCTTCTCCAACAGGGCATGAAGGTATGCTGGTTTTCTTTAGAGATGCCACCGATTAGAGTTCTGGAACAGTTTGTAGAGACACACACAGCTAGTTCATACCATGTGAATGGTGTACTTCAATTAAAAGAGTACGAGTATATTGCTGCTGAGGATTACCTACTTAATAAGAAAGGACTAGTTCTTTACCAGAATTTTGGTGCGCTTGACCCCAAAAAGATATGCGACAGGATAATCCATGCTCATCTTGCTTTCGGATGCAAGGTGTTTGTAATAGACCATCTTGCGATCATGACTAGCGACAAAGACTGGAAAGAGATAGATGCATTGATGTCTCAAATAAATGCTGTGGCTATACAGTATCACTTGCATATCATGGCTGTGGCCCAGTACAGCAGCACTGGAAACATTCGCGGCTCAAAGGGACAAGACCAGATAGCTTCGTGTGTCCTTTCTTTGGAAAGAGACAACAGAACAACGGTCATGAAGATTACTACAAAGAAACCTCACCGATACGCACCGAATGGGTATGGTGAATTCTACCTAAACTTTAATAAGAAGACGAGACGATATGAAGACATCCCCTACAAAGACGCGCAAAACCTCATCAAAGCGCAAATCCAAGACTCAGGTTTCGAAACCAAAACCGAGAGCTACAAGACCGAAGGTTTTGTGTCCAGATACAAAGCTAGAGTTGCCAAACTTGCTGATAGCGAAGAACCAGCATCTAAAGGGGAGCTTCGAGCCGAAAGTAGTGAAGTCCAACCCGGAGATAACGTTCTCTTACGAACCAGTGAAACTTCAGTGGGAGATGATTCACTACTACAGACCGGACTTCAGCTTCAAAACGAGGAGCGGGAAGATAGTGTATGTGGAGACGAAGGGGTATCTGAAACCGGACGATCGTACGAAGATGCTGCAAGTCCGAAAGCAAAACCAACACGTGGACTTGCGAATTTTATTCGAGAATGCGGGCAAGCGATTAACCTCAGCACTTAGAAGTAAGACTTATGGAGAATGGGCCACAGCAAATAAATTTAAGTGGGCCTCAGGAGTAGTAATCCCCCAGGATTGGAAAGATGAATGAAGGGTATACGCATGTGTACCTCAGCAGCAACAGCTACGAACTAATAAGGGCAGTTACTGCTGCAGTGTATGAATGCAAGAATAACGGGTATGTACCACACACTATAGTCACTGATGCGGAGGGCTTCATACGAATAGCACATGCAGCTAAACGTAAAGATGGCTCCGAGTGGAGAAGAGGCTTGTTCATGGATTTAGAAGTTCTTGTCGGTGAAGATATTGAAACAAAGGTGTCGTATTTAGTATGGGGCACATTGCCTTCGACTTGGAGACAGAGGGACTGATTGAGAGAGGTCAGATACCCAGGATAATATGTTACGCGTACGCAAAGTATGATGATGATGGCAGTACGCACGGTGGATGCTTTGAGTGGGATAAAGCCAAAGTAGAGGAGTTACTAAAAGATGAGATAGTGATATTTCATAACTCCAGCTTCGATAACGCTGTCTTGCGTGGACATGGTGTATTAGTTGAGGATTATGAAGACACTCTTTTGATGTCTTACGTGTGGGAGCCATCTGCAGAGCATAGTCTGAAAGCTTGGGGTGAGCTATTGGATTTTCCTAAGCTCCCTAATCCTTGGAAGGGTGCTTACCCAACAGAATTCAACGAGGCAGTAGCTGATAGGTGCTACAGAGATGCTGAACTAACTCTGAAGCTCTACACCAAACTGATGTCACTACTTGAGACGGATGAGCAAGCTCTTAGACTTTATTGGAATGTTGAGTTGCCTTACTCGATCGCTGTCCAAGAGATGGAAAGAACAGGTCTTTACATAGACGTTGAAACTGCACAAAAAATAAGCAATGTAATTACTCAGGAGTCAGACTCACTTTTATCGGAGATACATCATCAATTTCCGTGTGTCGCTATCACCCGTAAGAAGCTAAAGAGCTATAAGAATAATTGGTACAAGCCTGGTTTGGTGTGGAGCAAATATGATGATACGACTGAAGAGCATATCTTTAACGTCGTAGGGCCCATCAATCCTGGGAGCAATATGCAGGTTGCTAATGCTCTTATGTCTCTTGGATGGGAGCCAGAAGACATGACTAAGACTGGGCTTCCACAAGTGAGTGAGGATGTACTGTCTAACATACAGGGTGAGCCAGGAGAGTTCGCAAAGAAAGTCCTTAGCTTTAATGGGAAAATTCACCTGGTTAATTCATTCATAAAACCCATGTGCGAGAAGTTCCTTGCTAGTGACGGACACGTGAAAGGTAACTTCAACCAGGCAGTTACGCTAACTGGTAGACTTTCCTCAAGTAAACCTAACCTCCAGAATATAGACACAAGAATTAGGGAGCTGTTTACTTGTCCTCCAGGCTATTTGTTAGTGGATGGTGACTTAAGTAATATTGAGGCTCGAATGGTAGCGTACTACCTCTGGCGGTATTACGACGACGAGTCATTTGCAACAATATTCATTGAGGACAGGGATTTTCATGACAGTAATGCAGAGAGCTGGAATCTTGAACGTAAAGCAGCAAAGACAGTTTATTTTGCCTGCATTTATGGCTCAGGTGTTGGTCGAATATCTACGACATTAGGGTGCAGCTACAGAGAAGCACAAGAGATACTCAACAAAGTGTACCGGGCCTGCCCCAACCTACGGAACTTAATACAGGATGTCCAAGAATCATGTAAGGAAAACGACATGATACTACACTCCTTACTAGGTCGTAGGCTATGGTATCCTGCCATTAATTCAGACTGTTCTGAACTAGCTTCAAGAGCGTCGAGGCAGGTGTTTAACGCCGTAGTCCAGGGAAGTAGTGCAGATGTTCTAAAAGTATTAACTTTAGAAAGTATGCCACTACTAAGACAGTATGACGCTGTTCTAGCTGCAGCAGTGCATGACCAAAATGTTATGTACTGTCCGCAAGAAACAGCTCAGTTACTGGCAGCTGACTTGACCTTAAATTGGTCTCGTTCTCGGATGCTAAGTGTACCAGGTAAAGGATTTGTTCCTATAAAGGCTGAGTTTAAATCTGGTTCTAGATGGAGTGAGACACATTAATTTCTTGAAGGAAAACTAAGATGTTTTTACAAATTCCCCCTGATAATCTCCTGTCTATTCCAATGGAAAAGAAACAGGAGATGTCAGAAGTAGATTTCTCTGATGTCATCTGTGTAATTGACAAGGGCAAGGTTAAGCTTAGTTATATTCCTTGGCTTGAAAGTAAACGACTACTGGAAATACACTTTCCTAACTACCGTGTGATGTATGAGACTTTTCCACGTGTCAGTAATGCTGGTGACCCTCACCCTTGTATGGTTGGTTGGGCTGACTACGGCAAGGCTGGCTGTGCTGTATACCCTTACATCCTAGACACGATCACAGGAAAGAGAACTATGTCAATGTTCTTTCCTGTTATGGATTTCCGCCACAATGCTGCGATTGACCCATCAGTTATGGATTTAAACACTGCGTTTGCCAGAGCTGCAAGTAAAGTGGTTGCTGTTGAAACTTGGATAGGTATTCAGGTTTACAGGAAAGAGAAAGAAGATATCCCGGAGGATACTAAACCACTGACTGAGACTAAAGCTAGTTTTTCGTCTCGGTACGCTGCACCGCCTCAACCACCAATAGTAGACCCGGTAGCCCCAACGTCAAAACAACCAGCACCGAGTTCTGCAGTCTCAAAAATTAAGCAGTTAATGAAAACAGAAAGTAAGTTTGAGGCACTGAAATCTAAGAGTTCACCTGAACCATTTGATACCGAAGAAAGTTCAAGCATGCCGTTCTAAATAGGAGAAACATAATGTCTTACGAAAATCAATCAGAATTAGTCGGGTACATT